GAGCAAACCCGTCAGCAGTAACCGTTTTGCCGGTGGCATAGCCGCCAGACAGTCCAAGAATTATAGGCATATCTGGATTAAATCTTTTATCACTCATGTAAAACACCTTCGACTAGGATGTCATAAGTGTAGCTCTAACAGTGATGTATTGCAAAATTTATGTGGTCAAATCAAACTCAAATATTGGTCGTGGTCTTTCACTGCCGAACAGACGACCTGCACTCCAAAACACAAGCTCGATCAACCAGAATACAATAAGCCAAATTTGAACTAAAACAACAGGAATAAACAAAAACGCCACGGAAAGAATCATTATGGTTATGAACTTTAAAAAGTCAAGAAAGTTAATACTTTTAAGCATTGACCCAGCACGTACTGCTGTCCACATCATCCACCGCTTAGGCAAGCTAACTCCTGCCTCTCGCAATGTACGACGAAGAATTCCATCCATATCAGCATGATTTACTATCCCAGGATTCCTCCAAAGATAGTCATGAAGAATTGACGCTGGCGTATAAAGACCATAAGTAGGAATAAGCCACGAAGCAAACCGAGGAACAGAAGCAAAGTCTGTTACAAAACCTTCTGGAACATAAAAAGTATCAGCATTACCTTCGTAAATAAGACCTTCTAAAAGTTCCCAGTCTCTTTTTGATATTTGCTTTAAAGCAACACTAGGGTTTTTGAACATAAATACCCTCCAATAAATTGTACTATCATAAATTTTCTTCCCCTATATCTAACTCAATTGCAGTACGCAAACGACCACGTATACGATTAAAGTGTTCGCGTACTGTATTTGGGTGTTCTGTAATACGATTAGCAATATCGCTTGATCGTTCACCATTCACATAACGCCATTTAATTAACTGACGTTCTTGCAAGGTGAGAATATCAAACGGGGCATGCGCGGTATCTCCTGCAACCCAGTACTCATCTATCTCTTCTGCGCCAATCAAATCTTCTACCGAAGGTGTTGGTGGAGCGGTGAACCCAACAGGACGCTCTCCACCCTCCCAGTCTTCTGAAGACTCTTCATCGCTAATAAGCGGAAAGGTTTTTCGTCCAAGTTGATCTATCAAAAAATTATCTACATTCTTCTTTAAAAGATAAAAATAATATGAATATAGATACCCACTAAAAGGAACCCATCCCCCTTGCTTGCTTTCTGTTCTCTTGTAGTTAGACACACACTGCATAAATGTCATCTGTACGGTTTGATGGACATCTTCTTCATCGGCATAACGCTGAGTCATGTATTGTATACCACGCATGACTTCTTGTACATGCTTCTGTCCACCCTGATTGAGTTTGTTTCTCACCAAGAACTGACGAACGCTTGGATCTTTAACAAATAACGCAATAAATCTGCGTATATCATAATCATTCAACGAATAACGATTGTAATATAACATAGTTGTATATTTAGATAAGAAATTGCCAAAGATTTCTAACAACTCCATCTGAGCTAATCCATCATTCTTTTTGGCTCGATTAAGAAGTGCTTGCATCTCATCTTCAGTAAGATTATAGTATTGCTCTTTATATGTCTTTCTTTTGCTCATCTACTTCCCCTCCCAGTGGGCTATGCGGTGTTTGAATTGTTTCCCAATCTCTTCGTAGTACAACACGATAGGAACACCCAGCTCCGCACAAAATTCTCTTGCCTTTTTGGAGGACTTACCGATGATCATCGTGAGGTTTGCAAACTCCTCTGGATAATACTTCTTAAAACGTTTAAGTTTAATCTCACTATTCTTATCTAAATAGCCTTTTATTTCAATCCACTCTTGAGGAGATGAATCTGTCAAAAGAATGTCAGGTGTATAAGCTTTATTACCCCGCTTGATCGGATAAGTAAAAACAGTTGGCTCAAACTCAAAAGGAATCTCATAGCTCTGCAATACGCGAAGGACGTTGGCCTCCCAGCCTGACCTCACGTTCAACGCCAGATCCTGGCGATATCCAGACTTAGTATGAGAGTAAGCGTTTCCTCTTCCCGACCACTTAGAAAGCTTTACTGTTTCAGTGGTACCTTTTTTCTTTGTTTTCTTTCTAATCTGTTTTGCTTTCACTCTTTCTGATCGACTTAATATATAGTTCAATTCTTTAGGGTTTTCTATCTCTTGTTTTAAAAGATTCGTGTATCTTGTCCTGACTGCTGGTTCCGACCTCTGAAGCACATGTGCTAAAAATTTCAGATCATGCTTGTCTCCATTAGCAAGTAGATACTGGTCTTCTTCTTCACTCCATAGTTTCATATGATAACCTTTTGTAAGTTATTAAAAGTATAAACATATATTATCATAAAGTCAAAACTCGATTTGCACAACCCGTTTCCATGCGCTACATTAGCCTCTCCCCACCCAAGAGAAGGTTTCTAATGAGAAACGAAATGGTCACCCCGCTGTCAGTCAAGTTCCACAAGGAACGGTACGACTACTACATTAAGCTTGGGCTAACTGAAGCTGAAGCTGAAGAGCAGGCAGACTTCGATCTCATCAAATGGAGTGAACCAATCTCTCTGCCTAAACTTGTTGAGAAAAAGGAAGAAAACTCGGTTGACCACGGTTGGTTGCAGCTTTCTGATCTAATATAGTAACAAAGTCAAAAAGAAAGGCCCCGGATGAATGCCGGGGCTTTTCTTTGTCGTTCGACTAATAGTTATTTAAACGCTTTACGCCTATCTTACAAACACCATTCTTCGAGAAATCACACATAGAAATACAAGTACGAGGGTTGTTAGTGGTAGGAAAATTTCGATCATTGATTATGCTATTCACCTTAACAAGAACCTGCTCATAAACCTCTTCAAGATCTTCCGGGCTAAACAGATGACCCTTCCTTCTGCCGGTTCTCAGGTAATATAGCTCTGCATAGATTGGAGTATCCGGATACATCAGTGAAGCAGCAAGAGCATATAAACCGACCTGTAAATTCTCGTGTATACGCTTAGCTGCTACTTCAAATTTTCCGCTTTTATAATCTATAATGCGTATAGTCCCATCCTTATCGCGAACTACTAAGTCGATATATCCAATGACCAATCCAGAACCTATAACCAGCTCAAAGGGTAACTCCTTACCTATAACGTCAAATTTCTCACCCTCGTGTCGGTCAATGAACTCAATGAGCATCTCTTTACCAGCATCCATGAGCACTTCACCTATCTGGTGTTCGGGATCTAAAACATCCCTGTGTTCATGCATGAGCTGTAACATATTTTCTTCTTCTAGCTTACTGCCTACCACATCTTCAAGTACATTGTGTAGTACATTACCCATCGTTGCAGCTGGACCAAATACTCTATCTTCTTTCTGGATGTATGTATAATAATACTTGGCAGGACAAGAATCATATGTATCCATACGGGAGTACGACATACTTACGAGAGCCATACGCTCTAGGTCATCCAGATCATCTAGTTGACGCAACTTCATCTAATCCTCGAATGGGTGAGTTTGATCATGGGTCACAACAAGAACAGGTATTTGACCTTCCCACTTTGTGCCACAATCCATACACTTCCAGTTGTTTCCTGATCCAAGCAACACTGCAGAGTGCTTGTGCTTGCTGCACATAGTTATACTCCTTCTTCTGGAGGTAATAAATATTCCCCATTTATATCTACAGGATTTCCATCTTCATCTAAATAGAATTTAGTATTACTCTCTGTGTCCAGGTATGCACCATCCTCAAGTGGGATTAAAGATCCAAACTCAATAAAATCTTTATCCATTGTCTACCTCTTTCTTAATAAGAGCTTGCGCAACCAGTGGGGATTTACTTCTTTATTGAATTCTTTTAATAAACGATACAAACTTGTTATCTCTTCTTCTTTTACTTCAATTGATCCAACACCTGCTGTAATCCAATACTTGGGGTTTCCTTCTTTAAAAGAATGAACAGAGACAGAAACTCCATTCAATTCATATACATCAATTTCTTCAGGTTTCATGACCAATCCAATGTGCTGGTTCCATCATCTAATGTAACTGGATCGAACGTGGGGTCATCCAGTCTTTCTCTTTGCTCTGTTACATATTGCTTCCAATCTTCCTCATCATTTGTAACCGCATCTGTGACAACCTGCCCCTTAAATGGGCTAGACAAGAACTGTTTCACGATGAAGCGACCATCTTTAACTCGATACTGCAAGATGCCCTCTTTGCAGCGGCAAAGGTCACGATGATCGTAGGGATCACGACGACCTTCAGGGTCATGACGCCCACTACAGCGTCCACAAGCGTCATATTTACCCTTGTCTTCGCATCTAAAACACGACGCACAGGCAGACCAACACGGCAGAGTGCTTGGGTTACGGTATATTGCACCAGAAAACATTATTTACCTTCCT